CCTGATAGCATTTGGCGTCCTGCCCAATTCATTGGCAATCGTGGTGAAGGTGGCGCCTTCTTCGGCCATGCGGATGATGATAGAATTTTCTTCATCCGTGTAGGCGTATGTGCTGCTACCGCGCTTCCGAGATTCCTGAATCGCCTCTTCGGACTTATCACTGTAGCCGCCGAAGTCGCCCAGCATACCGTTAATCTCATAATCACTGACGACCTCGCCAATCCGGACTTCTTTTGTTGGCGGCAGGATAGGAACAGGGAGCGTTTTGGGATTGCATTTTAAGCCCGCTTTTTCTCTGGTCTGTCGTTTTCTCTTGGACTTGCACCATGATGCCCTCATGCCCTCGCGCCGACATTCATCGTCGCAGTATTTCTCGCGAGCGGATTTCGGCTCAAACCACCATCCGCAGTATTTGCATCTTTTCAATCCGTATACCCCTCATCCGGCACGGCTTCCGGCTCTTTCAGGCCGTTGTTGATTCTGCTCCTTGCGATGTCGATGTCACACCGCAGTTCGTCCAGTGCGCCGTCGATATCCTCGGCGTACTTTTCAGCAACGTCCAGAGCCGCGAAGGCCGTGCCGACGTCATTGCCATCTGCCGCGCTGTGTGCAATGACGCGGATTGTGTTTGCCATCTTCGACAGCTCTTTAAACAGCCGGACACTCTCGCGGAGCATTTCCTCGGCTTCTTCCAGTGCGATTCTCTCTTTACTCATAATCTATTCCCCCATGCTCTCAGCGTTGTCTCCCACGTTCTCAGGCTGATAGGGCAGTCCGCAAATTCGTCTCCGCACTGCCCGCAGATAACGGCAGTTCCGACAATGGTGTCGAACCGTGTCCGAAAACTGACCGGAAGCCCTCTGAGTTTCCCTTCCTCGTTCACGATGAGAACCACGCCCTCATCGAGATAAACGGTCTCAATATGTCCGTCTACAGCCTGCTGGAGCGCTTTCAGGTCGTTCGGAATCTCCGCATAGTGCCCGATGCGCTCGTGGGGATGTTTGATGATTACTTTCATATGCCCCTCCTCATTCAATGCCCCGCCGTGCCTTTTCCTCCTCGAGCATCGAGCGGAATACCTTGTAAAAACCTCTCTTCTTTCCCGGCCGCCGTCCGCAGTCGCCCACGGCAATCTTGCCTGACGCCATCATGTAGCGGAGCGTCTGCGGAGACATGTGCAGCTCTCTGGCGGCTTGGATGATGGTGACTGTCTCGGCCATGTGTGTCCTCCTTCCTGTCAAATTGTTTCGTCCACGATCCCGTCAGACTCAAAGAGATAATCCATCGTGCATGTCGGGAAGACCTCTTTGATTTTCTGCATCTCTGCGAGCCGGAACTCTGTTTTTCCGCGCACTTTCAGCTTGAGCGATTCATAGCTGATTCCGGTCTCTGTTGCCAGAGATTTAAGACTCATTTTGTTCCTTGCGATCTCCGCAGATAAATTCGGAAACATCCAATCCCCTCCTTTCAGCAAATTCCATCAGTGTCGTGTCGTTACCCTGTGTCGTAACGACAAGTAAGATATTATACCTTATAGGGTAGTATGTCAACCCCTAAAGGGTAATTTTTATACTCTCAGGGGTAATTTTTATTTACTACATATTTGCATAGTGCTAAAATCAGAATCAGAAAGGACGGTGAGAGAAATGTCATTTATCACACGGCTCGAATACCTGATGAAAAAGAACGGGATCAAGAATAATGCGGAACTGGCGAAACTGTCCGGCGTTCCGTATACGACTATTGACGGCTTTTATAAAAAGGGGACGGATAACATTAAGTTATCTACGCTCAAAAAGCTGACAAAGTGCCTACACTGCTCCCTGGACTTTTTGACTGACGAAGTAAAGCCAGTGACCACTCTCGCCGCCCACCTCGAGGGCGAAGATTTTACGGACGAAGAACTGAAAGAAATCGACAATTTTGTAAAATATGTGAAATCGAAAAGGAGTTGAACGGATGTCCGTAAAAATGGACATGATCCGCGCTATTCTTCCGTCTGGAAGGAGGCGTGATTTAGAACATGAACAAAACGGAAGAGCTGAGACAACAGGCCGCTGACTGCGGCGTTGAAGTGATAGACTGGAAATTTAAGTCGGATCGTATCAAGGGCCTGTACTGCGACGGCGTGATTGCGCTCAGCGACAGCATTGAGACGGATGCGGAAAAGGCGTGTATTCTTGCGGAAGAGTTGGGACACCATTTGACAGCCTCCGGGGATATACTTGACCAGAAGAATACAGGTAGCCGCAAGCAGGAGCAGAAAGGTCGGGCATGGGCTTATGACCGCCTGATCGGACTTACTGGCATCATCAAAGCTTACGAATCCGGTTGTCGTAACCGGTATGAGGCGTCGGATCTTCTTGGCGTCTCGGAAGAAATGTTCCAATGCGCGATAGATTTTTACCGGCAGAAATACGGTCTCTGCGTAGTTTCCGGGAGATATGTGATCTATTTCGAACCGCTTGGAGTGATTGAGAGGAGGCAACTATGAAACTGAAAATCGTGACGATTCTGCTGTGCATCGGCATCGCATCGCTTACGGCCTGCGGCGGAAAGAAGGCAGAAGAGCCTCAGCCGGATCCCGCCCCGGCAGTTGAGGAAGCCCAGGAGCCGGTTGAGGAACCAGTTGAAGAACCAGTTGAAGAAGCTGTTGCTGCGGAGACTGTAAAGCCTGCCGAGCCTGCGACGCCTGAGGATGTTCTGACGGAATATATCACGGCCCGGATAACAGAACATTATCCGAAAACCGACATTGACAAAATAGAGATTGGCGAAGATCTTGGCACGGAAGAAAAAGGCGATTATGTCGCGCTTATTTATCTGACGTGGAATGTAAAGAACAAACCGGAAATGACAGAGCAAATGCTCCAGATGTATAGTGACGACATGGCTGCCTCGCTTGCCCTTGACCATCCAGAAGTTCAAGCGGCTGCGCTCTTTTGGGAAGTACCCTATTTGAACGCAAGCACATCTAAGTGGTCATACAGACGCAAGGATGGCGGCATGTACATGGATGATAGAGTACTTGGTTTTTAAGTTAATCCAACGCATTTAACGCATTAAAAACACAACAAATGCGTTAAAAGTTGCGTTTTAATGCACGAAAAACGCAAATAATGCGTAAAAAACGCTTTTAAATGCACAAAAACCGCCCACCCTGCTGGAACAGGATGAGCGGGAACCTCGCCCCGAAGGACAAGTAGGAAGTGATATGCTTTGATTATACTCCTCCGGGGTCTTGTTTTCTATACCCTGAGAGGAGGTTTTTATTATGGCTTATAGAATGCCCAACGGATACGGGTCTATTATCAAGCTGTCCGGGAAGCGCCGAAAGCCCTACGCGGTCCGGATCACGACCGGCTACGTGCTTAAAGGGACGGACGAGCACCCGAGAGCAGTGCAGCAATACCGATACCTGGAATACTTCGAAAAGCGGACCGATGCCGTCCGTTACCTGTCCGACTACAATGCCGGCATCCGCGTCAGGGAGCATACCGCCATCGTTGACATGCCGACGTTCAAGGAAGTCTACAACATGGCCATGGATGAGCGCAGGGCGGCCAGGAATGGATTGTCCGCAAATCTGGAGCGCTCTTATCATGCCGCCTTCAACCGCCTGTCACCGATCCATGACGTCAGGGTCTGTAATCTGCGCTACAACGATGTCCAACCGGTGATAAACCAGAGCAGGGACATGAGCAAGTCGACTGTATCCAACATGATCATCGTCTGCCGCATGGTGGCCGCTTATGCCCAGAAGTGCGAGTACGCCAGCACGGACTTTTCCGCCCACCTGTCCGGCAACTATACGGATTCAAAGGAAATCCACCATCCATTCACTCATGACGAGATAATGCGTCTCTGGAAGGACAAGAATCAGACAGCTGCCCGCTTTGCCCTCGTTACCATCTACACCGGACTGCGCCCGTCTGAGCTTCTTGGAGCCTCTGTGAGCCTGTCCGACATCACCCGTGGGTATTTTACCGCAGGAAGCAAGACAGAGGCAGGCAGGGACAGGATAATCCCCATCCATCCCGACATAAGGCCCGTCCTGATGGGACTGGTCGCGGACTCGCAGGAAGGCCGGCTCTTCTTAGCGCGATCGCTTCCGAGTTTCCGCAGGATTTACTGGAATCCATACATGACGGAATCAGGCATGGAGCATCTGCCCCATGACGGCCGGCATACATGCGCCACCCTGATGGAATCAGCGGGCATCCCTCTGGTCCGCAGGAAACTGATCCTGGGACATGCCGTTGCTGACATTACCGAAGGGACATATACCCACGTGAAGCCGGAAGATCTGATTGCGGAAATCTCCAAAATCAAACCGTAACTGTATATTACTTGTGTATTACTTGTATATTGCTTGTATATTACAATCTTAATCTATCTTTATCTAATTCGCTCTATTTCCGCGCCATTCAGGCGTGTCAAGGGGCAAATCTTAATGCAATCTTAAAGAGGAATCCGCATAAATACAGGGGATTTGGACGGATTTGTATATTACTTGTGTATTACGATTTTTCTTAAAATAAACCACGCAAAAGTAAAATAGTTGTTGACATACTGTGCATTGCGTGGTATTATAATATCAACAAAGGAACAGAAAACAAAATACAGAGGAGGAGATACAAAATGGATAAGAGCAGACAGGAAGAACTTCTGGCGGGCGAGCTTTTCGAGATGATCGCTCTCGGGTGGACGGACGAAGAGGCAAAGGGAAATAAGGAAGCCTTTTTCGACCGCATTGGCGACTATGCGGAAGGACTTTCCGAAGAAGAAGTGTGGGAAGTATGGGAAAATGCACTCGAAATCGCATCTGAGTGAATATGAAATAAAATACAGCGCTTACACAGAGGAGGAAATAAAAAATGACTACCAGAGAGTTTGTTGAGAAGCTGTTTAGCGATTGTAGAGAAGGCGCAGAGCCGATGACCATTGAAGAAGCAGAAGCAGATATTCGCAATTTCGATGCTGATGGATGGGAATTACCTGATGATATAACGGCAGAAGAGTACATGGAAATTTGGAATGAACTGGTCGACGAATAATGCTGAAAATGGAAGGAGAGCAAAACAATGATCACAAGAGCATTCGCAGAGAGATACAGAGACAGCTACGAGGCAGGACTTACAATCGAAGAATACGTGGATTTTTACAAAGACTGCCAGAGGTCTGCACCCGAAGATGAAGATTTCGCGGCACTCACCGAAGAGGAGCTGAAAGAGCTTGCGGAGATGGTAATCGAAATCAATGAGGAGGACTAAGATGACCATTCAGGAATTTATCAAATCATCCGGCATGACTCACAAACAACTGTCGGAGCGGTTCGGTATCCCGAAAAGAACCATTGAGGACTGGAGCAGAGGGGCAAGGAAATGCCCCGACTACGTAGTAAAGATGATGATAGAGTTACTCGAAAAAGACAAAACCGAATAAAAAAAATACACCCCGAGAGCCATACAGCCCTCGGGGTTTTCTATCGCATAGAAACCGCGTACGCGTTGTTCTTATGCTCCGAATAATGCGCCGTGCTTCTTCTCGTAGCTTTCCAGTTCCTTCATGTACTCCGAGATGTGCACGGTATTGAGTCTTTCCGCTTCTGCCTGCGCTGAATCGTACCGGATGCCGAGCGCCTGCCGTCTTGCGTCTCCGGATCCGTGTCTGTTCGCCCAGATTTCGATGCCCAGCTCCGTGTCGGTCTTGTCGGGGAATAGCACAGGAACCTGTTCGCCCTTTGCCAGTGCTTTCCACTGGTCACGGGACATATAAGCGATGTCAAGGTCAATGTCATCATTCCAACCGGACAGCCTGCCATGCGAGGAATACTGGTAGATTGTAGCCCTTTTCCATGCTCCGAAGCCTTTTTCGTCTGTCCATGGATTTGACTGGTATCCTGTCCGGTTGTCGTTGGCATATTGAGCGCACCACAGCGGATAATTTGCCAGTCCTGACCAATCATGTGCGCGGCATCCTGAGATTTTGCTCATGTAGATGCCGCAAGTCACGCCGGTCTTTTTCTTGACGTACGGAAGGAAAACTTTGCACCAAGCAGTGTCGCACTTTCCGAAAGCAGGATTCATGTCTCCTTCCCAATCCACCCAGAGAGTCGCCTTGCCGATGTACGGACGGATAACATTCAGAAAATGGTCCGCTTCCGCAATCTGGTTTCCGCCTGCCGCATAGTGATAGATGCCAAGGAGTTTACCGGCTTTCAGGACAGCGTCAGCCATGCGCTTAAAGTCGGGGTTAATGTATGTCGTTCCCTGGGTCGCCTTGACGATGACAAAATCACAGGGAACTTTTGCGGGGTCAAGCCCTGCCTGATAGCTTGCTACGTCGATGCCATTCAATGCCATGTCTTATTCTCCATGATTTATCTGAGTGTCGATTTCATGTGCTTTCTTGGTGATAAAGTCGGGGATAGGGACGCCCATTGCCTTGAGGTTCTCGAGAATTGACAGGGCTTCCATGATCGTGACATAACCGGAGACTGCTGCGACGTACTTAATCGGCAGATTGAGGGCGATGCACACGACCCACACAAGCAAGATAGTGCCCAGCTCTCCGCACTTCCGATAGAGTCCTTTCCGCATGACACTGCTGTTCTTTGTGCCGTTAATCTGCGCCTGTGTAAAGCCGGTGATAACATCGGACAGGGCAAGTATAGCCGGCAGTGCGATAATCCAATAATCCTTTGCGTAGTGAATTTTGAATACGATATCCATAGCGTCTCCTTAGATTGTGTATGTATCGTGTTTCCCTGACTTTGATGTGCTGACTGTGACCTTCTTTCCGCTTATATCGATCTCCACATGCCCATCGTCCGCAGTGGAATAACAGTGCGCGCCGACTTTTTCAGCTTTCTGCTTCGGGCCTTTGCGTCCTGATCTCCATTTCGGATGATGGTAGTTCGATACGCAGATTTTCGGGCGGGTCGCTTCCATCAGGTTGTCATTAGTGGCGTTTCCGTCCGTGTGCCAGTGGAATTCCAGTCCGTGGCACTTCATGCTGACCCCTGCCTTCTTCATGGCCTCAACGAAAAGGTTGTTCGCCGGATTCTGCATGTCTCCGGCAGTGTGCCAAATGAATGAACCGCACTCGAAATAGTTGACCGGTGACATGTTGTTGACATAGTGATGGGGGTCATGCTCGGACAGATCTTTCGCTTTCGGGGCAAAGAGACAGTGGTATTTAATCTCTCCAATCACTGCACTATCTCCCTGCTTGTACCACCGGAAGTTCTTTACCTTCTTGGACTGCCTGCGGAGTGCATTGCCGTATGACCGCTGATATTTATCAAGCTCTGTCGGGTCAGGGAGATACAGCCATTTGACAGGAAATGCCTTGCAAACCTTGGTCAGACCACCATAATGGTCGCCGTGGGCATGGCTGATGAAGAGTGCGTCAATCTGCTTTACGCCCTGCTCCTTGAGGTCTTCAATGACCACATCCGCCGTCTTGTCCATAGCTGTATCAATCAGGACGCACTTAGCAATAGTGCCATCGGAAGCGTACTGAAAAATTGCCGTACATGCTCCGTATGCGGATTCATTTTTCCGGCAGAAGTGCTCGACATGGATGCGGAATTTCGTGGTGGTTTCTGTCTCTTTGATGGGATGCAAGATGAGTTCCACACGACTCTGTACCGTCCCGGGCGTGTATCCGCAGAAGGTCAGGAGCAATTCCCTGACAGAGCCTTTACCGTAGTTGCCGTTGATAACATCCTTGGCGGCTTGGTCAACGGTCTTTCCCCGCATGTCATAAATCTTGTTGATTCTGTCCTGCGTCTTGTCTGCCCACTTGCCGAGAATCTTTGCCCGTTCAGGGTTCTTGCCGTAGTGGTCTGCAATGCAGGCAACAGCGAGATAGCGGTCTTCGGTGTCGTTCCCGATGCAGTCATTGACCGCCTTCTGAATCTCTTCCGCACCCTGTTCGCCGTATGCTTTTGTGAGCCGGTCGATGCGGGTCTGCTTAGTGCCGTAGACATTCAGGAGAACATCTGCAACGGCTATGGCTTTCTTTAATTCGTCCATTCAGTCTCCTCTCAGGTCTTTGTGATAACTGATATAGATACCTTGCCATCCGTGCTTCGCATAATACAGTTGTGCATGGACAGCTTGTGCTTTGGTTCTCGGATATTCGATGCCCCTGATATAGATGCCCTTCTTTTTGCACCAGTCAAGATACTCCGTAAAGTATTCGGTGTCTTCCTTTGACTGCCGTTTCTTGTCCTGATACAAGACGCCCTCCTGATTGACCGTCTTGATGACGTTCGGATGCGCTCTCACAAACTTCCTGACAAAATCATCCCCGCCGTTGGGCATGACGATCATTCCGAGGTCTGAGAGTTTCAAGACAATATTCGACAATGCTGTATAGACCGCCTGCGGAGTCGGGGCTTTTCTCAGGGGGAAATGGTAACCCTCCGTGACCATATAATAGATATCAGTGTTGTCGAGATACAGTCCGATGACTCCGAGCCGTTTCATACGTTTGGCTTCGCTGATTAAGTGCTGTTGCCAGTCCCTATCTGTCACATCTACCCAATACTCTCCGTCCCATCCGTCATAGGGTGCAAGACGGAGATGCTTGAACTGCGGATAGTAGGGACGCTCTTTTTCAAGCGCCCCTGCATTCAAGTATCCGTAGACAAATACGCCACGTTTTACGGCAGATTTGACGGATTCCTCACAGCCTTCTGTGTCGATAACGGCGAGGTCGTGGGGTTTGGATTTGGAGAGGGTTCGAGCGACGTAAGATTGTTCAAAACAGTAGCGTAGTGACATAAGTAACCTCTTATATGGTAAAAGTATGATGTATAGACAAATAATGTAAAATGTCACAATATTGACACAAAAAAGTCAGCTTTAAATTACTAACTTAAAGGTCTAAAATCGTTAGAATAACAATTCAGGCACGGTCGAAACTGCACAATTAAACAGGCATAATGCGCCTTGCTCCGTTGGATGTATCCCATACCCACCACCGCTGACAGTTTCGAGCATCCCGTCATACCATGTACTACTCTCGTCTGCGCTGATTGCCGCCGCAAACGGAATATATCTATATCCGCTTGCTTTTACATATGCATTTTTATATGTATTTAGACACGCTGTACTCGGCACATTTGGAATTGTAGTAAGTATAAGTTCAATATTATATTGTTCGCAAATGGAAATTACTTCATCAAGCGAACTCTTCCATGATGCGTTAGGTGCTGATGTCCCGTCTTTATCATTCATTCCAAGGCACCAAACTATTCTTTTCGGCACTTTCCCAAGTTCCAAATCCGTTTTTAATGATGCAAGAGCAGTTATCGAATTTCGACCCGGATACGCATTAAGAAGAAAGTTTGAATATCCTTTGCTGATAAGGTACGCAGTCCACCGGATGTTTCCTGTATTCGCAAAATAACTGTCACCGTATAACCACGTTTCCTTTAATATGCCTTCGCAAGTATAAGACAGGACGCAATCAAATAAAGCAGACGCAGAATATACAATAATCTGCCCGTACTGACTTCTCCAAAACGGTATCGTCCAAGTATATGACCCGCCATTTGTGCTCAGCGTGACAACCGTTTCCCCGTTATAATGCAAATCAATAACCAAACCTACATAGTCTTTGATTGTAAGTCCGTGTTCTTGTGTCCTTGATGCGGTTGAAATGTTCCCAAGGTATTCATAAAGATTTGTTTCGTCAAAACCAATAGCACCGCCGTACGGCTGTGTTTCTGCCTTTCCGATTCTTGTGATACCGGAGAACATTCCCACCTTCGCAAAGAAGCAAATTCGATACCCACAAATATCCTGCAATTCTTTGTCGGATGTATAAGTGTTACCGGCTGAAACATTAAATTTTGAAATAAATCTGTTTGGTTCTGCGCTCATTAAAATCTGATAAAGCGCATCAACTCTCGGCTTTTCAGAGTTTATCGTTTCTGTGGTTATTACCGTTTTCTCGCACGTTGCATTTCCATAACTTGCCGAATACGAAACTACAATAGCATCAGCACCGTCCGGTACGGTATACGGCAATGAAACGTTTTCTCCACCAAGTGCAGAAACGGCAACGTCGTTTTTATAAACGGTCACGAATCTTGCACCACTAATATAATTTGTCCCTGCTTCATTGTATAGTTTTATAATATTGCCAGGTTCTGCCGAAATTTTACTTGTGTATTTGTAACTTGAATTCGAATAAACCGTTCCATCCGCAACAATGTAACCGTCAGTATTTGTTATTACAACGGGGAAGATTGTACTTGTTGCTTCTTCGGTTGTTACGATTTCTGCCAAATCTACCAATGGCTCAACTACTTCTTGTAATGCCGCAACATCATCCGCAAGATTATTAACAATAATTGTATATGTGCGATTAATCACAATCGTTCCAAAACTTTTAGGTATGGTAAGAATCACATATTTTATACCGTCAGGGACAGTGTAAGTTGTTACTCCGTTATTTGACCCTTTTGCTTCAACAGCTGTAGATAAATCAGAATAAGCCGCTATCCACCTTATATATTTTGTTGTATCTGGAAGTGAAATAACATCACCTTGAGAAACAGAAATCTTATTTGAATACTTATATGTGTCTGATGATGTTACAGACCCATTCGTAATAACATAACCGTCTGTCCATGTTATTTCACCGTATATATTTTCTGTTATTTGTTTCTCTTTTGTTAAATCTTCCTTTAATCCAGCAATTTCATCTCCAACCACTTTCGCATCAGCCGCCTGCCCTGCCTGCGTCAGTGTATCATCAATCGTCAGCGTCCTTGCGCTCTCAGCCGCCTGACTTGCGCTCTGAGCGGCTTCTCCTGCCTTTGTGGTCGCTGTCTGAGCGGCTTCTGTAGCGGTCTGAGCGGATGTACCGCCCTGTTCCGCATAATACTTCGCATTGTTGTGGTATGTCTCGTCCTGCG